ATCAAAACTATAAAGAGGGCTAAGCCCGACACTGACTATCCGAAGATTCAGCGCACACCTGAGTCACCCAAGTGATTCCTTCCGTCCAACGTGACAGAAAGTCTGAAGATGTTTAATGACGTCTCCGTCAGAGTCCATTACCCTAATATTGGTACATAATTGGTACCCCGGTGAAAAAATAAAATGAAAAATCTTCACCGGCCGCGGTCCATTGCTGATACCCGATCTTCTCAAAGGTTCCAGCTTTAATGAAATTATCCATCCCAGTAATAAACCAACTACTGGTAGATGGACAATCCAAATCCTGCGCTTTAATAAGCCTAGAATATCCAAACCTTCCTTTATTATAAAAAGGAAATTCAACTTCTAAGCCATTGTTAATTGATGTCCCAGTTCCTGCAGCACCTTGCCAAGACGTATTAGTAAACGCCCCCGTAAGGTTTGCTGTATTGTTACCTGTAACTGGGAAAAATTGAATTGACGTTATACCCGCAGTATCAGGTGAATAATCTTCCCGTTCAACAACTGGTAAATCCATATTACCAGATGAATGATACAAATATTTATGTCTAATAGACCCCCTATATCCAGCATAACATGCCTGGAAATAGCTAATGGGATTCATAGAACTATACGTAAATGTACCGTGAGATGCGGTATCAAGACCAATAGAATCATATCCACGTTGATAAGGAAATGTTTTATTCTGTAATCTAACTACATTTATACCGCCTGAAGCACCAAAAACTATACTCCAATATCTAGTGAGAACATACCTCTTAACCAATTCTCTGATACTTGTAACATTTTCTCCAAAGAAAACATTCATTGTTTGATCTGCTGGTGCAGACTCGCTTGCGATTGTTTCTAATTGAGTAGCCGCTAACGGTTCATCAATTCCATCTTGTTCTACTATTCCGCTCTGAGAATCCAAAGGTGGTTCTCCACTTGGTGAAATCTCGTTCGGAGGTGGTTCTTCACTTGGTGGAATCTCCTTCGTGGGTGGTTCTTCACCTTGTTGAATCTCCTTCGTGGGTGGTTCTTCACCTTGTTGAAGCTCGGTCGGGTGTCTAAAATATGAAAGATTCTTAATTTTCTCGCCATCTGGCTGAGCAAATTTAGCGTCATCACACATAGACACATAAACATTGATAGAAATATCAGAACTAGCACTTGGAGAAACTAGCTCGTTAATAACGTCTACCTCAATAACTCCATTAGCTGCTCGCATAAAAAATTCAAACAATCTAACGGAAGATGAAAAATCTTCTAATGTATTCAATTCTTCACACTCTAACCAAGGTTGGGCCTGTCCCCAACCAATAGTGATCTCAAAATCTTCTGCTTCGGCTATATCAATAACACGAGAATAGTTAGTATTATAATCCACCGCAACTGGTAAACTGCGAGGGTCATATCGTACTAACAAACGCCCTTTATGATATGCTGATTTAACAACTTGAAATCTAAATTTAATAGAACCTTGCCAATACTTAAACAATTGTGCCATATGACAAGCAGGAGTCATATGTAATTCCCTTCTAAGTGTTGGCGTTGTGTATTCCACATACCTATAAAGATCTGGGGCTACACGACAATTAAACAACATATCACCAGGTGCAGCATCACTAGTCCAATTAAAAGTAGTCAAATAAGACTCTCTCTTAACATAATCTAGTATTCCCATTTCATCCTTGCCTTCAAGTCCTGTGACCCTAGGGTCAATGGTAACTTCATTCTTGGAATCTAATGATAGTTTGTTTACAGGATCAGCGGCATCCACATTAGCAACATTACCCAATGGTACGGGTTTCATGATTACTGGATCTGTGATAACTGCTGGTCTGCTATAACCAAATAATCGTGCCACATCGCCTATACCATTAGCTACTATCTCTGTAGCTCGTGCATAAGGTCTTATTAGTGGAATGCTTTTTAACGCCCCTGCTGCTTTTGCAACAGCAGAAGCTGGTTTGGAGATAATTCCTTGACCATACTCATCACCTGAATTCATAGTTCCAGATTGAGAAAGCAAAGGAGGAAGACCTTTGGAAGTTGGCATTGTCAAAATAACGTCAGTTGCCCACAAAAATACATTAATGGTCACTGGATTACCTACATCAGTATGCCTTAAATTTCCAAAGGATCGGAATACAACTTCTCCCAAATCATTAGCAAGACTCGCATTTGTTAATGGAATATAATTGTCTTTGTAAAAATAAGGAATTTCCAAAACTCCACCTGTATTCAAAGTTGGGTTGAGAAAGATATGGGGCTTCTGCGAAGCTCCAACCAAATCGGCATCTAAGGCACCACCAAGACCACGTTCAATTGTGACTTGGTCAAATCCGCTTAATGGATTGTATGATACTAAAACTCTGCCATAATGAAATGGTGTCCCACTAATCAAGACCTTCATATGTAAATTCATACGTAAAAGTTCAAAATTAGCTATCTTATCCCGAATGAAAGGATTAGTTAAATAAGCTGTCCATGGGTTCAACGTCTCGTATAACGGAGTGTTGATAGCCCATTGATATGTTGCCACATTAATTGGACGGCACAGAAAATTACCTAAATCGCTATCACTATTATTTGCTAAATTAAATGTAGCATCTGGTGCGGTGGGTACCGTAGTATTCCAACCGGCAGATTCATCGGCAAATGTTGTGATTTCTGCTTTTGCAGTATCATTAGCCGTGCTAACATTCATAGTTGCAGATTGAGACGGTAAAATTGGTTCTTTTAATTTATCAATTTCCAATTGCAACTGAGCAATCTTACGTTTTAATTTTCTACTATGTCCGTACTTTCGTGCGACATCATGTTGTAGTTGGTGAATACGCACCAACGCCGTTTCCAGTGTATAAGGGGCCTGGAACTCCCCATTGTGCATAGTTGAATCCATTGCACTTGGATATCGTGTAATACTAGTAATGCTATTTACGTAGTTAAAACAAGTATACGCATCAATATACCTGAATCAGAGCTTCTCTTGTTTGTAGTTTCAAACTACTCCACTAAATAATGGTACCCCACGAGGGAGGTTCAAGACAAATGAGTTTTCGTAACATACATTTAGTTTGGAAGATACTATATGCAAGTTCGTAACTACCTCACTTGGGTTCTTTGGTTTTAATCGCATGTGTCCAACGCGATATCACATTCGCGAAAATTTACCCTATTCCTCTTTCGAGGGAGGGTATGGGTTTTCATCCCATTCGTATTTCTCACAATACTTCAAGATCTGTTCCTGATAAGTAGGAAACGAACCTACAAGCCCTGTGAGATTACATTCGTCTGCAACTTGTTTAAGTTGTGCGCATCTTTCAGTGTATTTCTCACGTCCAAAATGTGCATACTTATCAAGAGCATCCCTAATTGTACAAGCAGCATGAAGCTCCTCCGAAATTTGTGATTTTCCATGTGCATGAAGCATCTTAGCAATCGAACTTTCTTCAATAACTGCGCGATACAATTGTAATTCATCATCCCAAACCGCATTGTGTTTTAAGAAACCTGCCTCAGATCCATGAATAAATGGAACAGATTCAGCCTCTTTATCAGCCATAGTGTATGTTATATCACAATCAGCTAAAACACGAGCAATATTGGTATGATTATAAGTATCATAGCCTTTCTTGACGGACATAATGTTATCATCACCATAAGTCAGCAAAGCAACAACGTCAGAAAATAACGGCGTTTTCCACCACCTTTCTTCCTGTGCAATCTTATAATACACATAACGCATATATAAACTATTAACTAATGAATTGGTAACAACAGTCAATGGATGTCCCGAAGGATTAGACCCATAAAACTGTACCAATGTCCCAAAATAGTCATAAGTCGGTGAACAAATCTCAGTGGCGATACCACGCATAATAGTTAAATCATCAGCATCGTAATTGCCACTCAATTCTGCTAAATTAATTAGAATCTTAAAACTCGCCAACATAAATCTTGGGGACATTCGTCCATCAAAAGATTTATAATCACCTGCAACTACTCTGTCTACTCCATGTTTGTATACATGTTTCATCATTTTAGTCCACTCAGGCGATTCTACATTCAAACCAACGGCACATTCAAAAACTTCCTTATTCTGTTGCATAAGAGCTGAAATCGATAGGAAATATTTCCTAACCAGCATTATAAAATAAATATTGCATCCAGCAAATACACGAACTTTCTTCTTACCAATTTTGGTAGGCTCATCTTTCAATGAAGCTTTGAAAACAGTGTTGATTCGATTTCCATCCAATAAAGTTTCTTCGAGCTTTTTAACCTCCTCCAAAACTTTAGGATCAATATCTCTAGGGCATGAAATTCCTTCTACAATTCTCTCAGATTTACTTACGAGAGTTGTTTTAGGCCCCGATAATGGGAACCCACAGGCTGTAGCGAAGTTCATGGCGTTAATGCCAATTGCCCCATCTAAACCTGCAAGGACGACATCATCATCTAACTTGCCCAAATTATGTAACTTCTTCTTCAACTTAGAAGTCAAAGTCGCATTAAAATCCACAACAGCCTTGTCAACTAATGTAGCATCAAATCTGTAAGCAGTGTGCGTTTTATTCTCAATATCCACTTCCTTATGCATTATATCTCTCATCATG